ATAACACATCTTTTAAGCCATTAAAACACTAAACCAATACATTCTATTAGCTTAATAGCTAAAACCTTACCAGTGACTCTGTAGGAGCTAGAAACACTATGTTTAAGTAGTGAATAGGATGTATTTAATTATCTTGGTTTAGCTCTAAATTTAGCTCTAGTAAGGTTTGATAGCTTTAGGGATACATTCTTATAGCTAATTAGAGAAAGTGCCTAGAATCGACTCCTAGACACCTTTAAGGACTATATATCTAAATCGTCTTTAGTTATATTTAAAGTAATGTTAGATTTAAGTTCTTGTTTACTAGGTTGATAGTCTCCGCATATCTTACTAAGAGTTTCTATAGCTCTTAGTTTATCACTATCCTTTTCAGCATTCTTAGCTATAAAAGAGAGATACCTCTTTCTCTCTAACTTAGTCATTACTTTCATTCTTTCCCAATTAGCCATTGTTATAACTCCGCATTTATCTTAATACCGCTACCAGCAGATGCACCAGCAAGAACTGCTATCTGTCCTGCTGTAACAAAAGCAGTTGAATTAAGGTTTAAAGTTACAGAACTAATACTTCCCAATGCAGATAGAATACCACAACCTGCTATAACGCCTAATGTTAAACCATTACACACCACTAGCGTATAATTTGCAGTTACAGGTGCTATTCTTTTAGGGTAATAAGTTACTTGCACTACGGCTGTAGTAGAACCATTGACTATCCCCGTACCAAGATAACTATTAGTAGCACCACCTATAATAAATTCAAAATATCTTCTGCACATATCAAACTCTACTGTGTAAGACCTTTGTTCAAATGAAGTTGGGAATGTACTCTTTTCACATTGCACCAAGGATAATGTACCTGTGTTAAACTCAACACTAAGATTAGCTCCACCAGCTACACTTGCTGTAATACCACTTGTTGAATAACTACCACCACCTAGTTTGCCTTGTGCAGTACCAGTCCAACTCAAACAAAGTGTATTAGTACCATAAGGTACATTAACATCCTCTACAACCTGAATAAGCGAACCAGCAGTTATTGTAAGTGTAATTAAGCCATTAACAACTGCAAAGGTATATGTACAACCAGAAGCACCTGCCTTCCATCTATCATGACCGTAAACACCTGCTGCTAAGACAACTGTACCAAAAACAGCTCTTTGATTAATAGTGAATGCAGGATTAATTATTAGATTCTTACCAACGATAATAGGAGCATAAACATTAGGAACAGCATGATTATTAAATGTTAATGCAGATAAATCTACTTGGCTTAAACCAGCATCTAATACACCAGAATCATTTCTAACAGTTATTGTAGTAGTACCAGCACTAAATACCGAATTAATAATAGTAGAATAAATATACCCACTAGATACTAAAGATTTAGTTCTTCTACCTATGTGATGTTCTACTGTCACATCTCCAGTTATACTAAAGCTAGTAGCAGTAATATAACTAGGAATTAATCCAGTAGTATTCCATTGGTTTGTAGTTGTAATAGCATTAGTAGAACTTGCTTGAATATAATCCTCTGTGTATATAGCACTTGTAGGAGGATCAGTATCAGTAGAAGGAGCTAATACATATTTATAACTTACACCTGAAGTAAGCCATAAACCATAAGGAGTTCTACCACTACTATCTAATATAATTGGATTAGTGTTAGGTGTAGAACCATCACTAGAAGTATACGTTGCTAGTTTAGTATTACTATTTGCAACATAAGTAAATAGTTTACCACCTACTAATGGATTACCATTAGCATCCATAAATTGTTGTCTTGCTAACGGACTGATTAAGACACTCATATTATTTATCCTCTTGTTGAGTTAATTTGTTTACTGCTGGAAGTGTATAAGCTAGTTTATTACCTTCTAACTTAATACTATCTATCTTTTGTGCTAAAGTAGTTTTAGCTTGTTCTGGTTTCATTCCTTTTAAAGTATTAGCTAACTCTTTAGGATTTAATAAACCTTTAGTAATAGCTTCTTGTAACTTAGTATTTTGTTTAGTAGTTAGATTCTCTAATATACCAGAAGTAAATGATTTACCTAACACTCCACTTAATACACCATATATAGGATTACCAGTAACTAATCCTACAGTACCACCTACAAGAGTATTAGCTAATGTTGGATTCTTATTTAGTAAGTTATCAACTTTAGTATCTAAAACACTTGTAGAGTTTCTATCTGTTGATGTAATAGAACTTCTTTCATTAATATCTCTTTGTAACTTATTCTTAAGTTTAGAACTAGTACCACCTAATAAATAATTAATAGTTTTAGTATTACTTGGATCAGAAAGAATATTATTTAATCTTACAGTATTAACTTGTGGATTAGTAGAGTTATTATCAATAATACCTTCTTGAATAGTTTTTACTAACTGTTGTTTAGTAATTACTCCATCCTTAACTAAAGACTTAATAGTATTTAAGTTTTGGTCTTTAAGATTTGTATTAATAAATAAATTATCAACTAACTCTTCTGGAGTATTAGATGTACTAAATATATTTGATACATTAGAAGGAACATAATCTTCATTAGGATATAATAATTTATATTCAAGACCTTGTTCAACTCTGTTGTTATACAATTTATTCTTAGTGCTAATGAATCCACCAGTACCAGGTTTGGTATTAAATACTCCATTAACCTTATTTATTACATCTTGGTTTACTGCTTTACCTAAGTTAGTATATTCTTCTGTATTAGCTCTAGTTGTTTGAGATGCTCTTAGTTTATTATTACCTAATAACTCTCCTGTAGTATGTAACTGTTTATTCCCAGTAACTAACTTATTCTCTATAGTAGTAGCTAACTCTTGTGGAGTTAATCCAGTATCTGCTTGTTTAACTATTCTTCTAGCTGCTTCTATATTAGCTCCTTTATTAGTGTAGAAAGGTAATTGTTTATCCACTGCACTTACTACTTTAGAAGGTAACTTAACAACACCTTTAGCTACTATAGGTGCTACTACACCCAAACCAATAGCAGTAGTAGGATCTACACCAGCTTCCATAGCAGTACCTATTCCTGCTCCTACACCAGCACCTGTAGCTAAATTCTTAACTAAGTTACCTTTACCACCTATACCACCTGTAGCTGACTGTAAAGCAATGTCTGCTACTCTACCTGCACTTGAAGTAGGATTGTAATTAGAATCAGAAGAGATAACACCAGACTCACTCAACATATTTGTTATAGTATTATTCGGTGTTGTTACATTTTGCAGTTGAGTTGCAGGTACATCAAATACTTTGTTTGCAATCATGTTTACACCTGCAGTACCTAAATTAACAAAGTTTCTGGGTGTATTAATAATAGCATCTGCAGTAGAAGCTAAACCCTTTGCAACAGAGTTTAATGCAAAACCCCCTGCATCAAATACTTTATCACCTAATGTAGGTGTAACTGTTTCTGGTGTAGTGTTATCTGTTACAGTTAATTCTTTTGGTTTCCTACTCTTAGTAAAAGATTCAAAGGAGTAATCATCACTATTACTTACTTCTTTTGGTTTCTTAGATCCTTCATAAGAATAATCTTCAGTAGGTTGTTTGCTTTTCTTAAATGACTCAAAAGAATAATCTTCTCCACTACCACCTGCTGAACCAGAACTACCATTACCACCAGAACCCATACGAGATAGAACAGATTGAGAATATTGCTTAGTATTAGGTGCATTAGGATTCTTTTTATCTCTGTAATATACTCCTTTATCATAAGCACCTACACCACCCTCACCTGCATAATAACCAACTGCTGCACGTTCTGCACCATACTTATCAAACAAGTCACTACCGTAACGTATACCTGCTCTTGCACTATGTTCTGGATTGTTGATATTCCATTCTTTATTTGCAACAGATTTAAAGGTTGATGGTATTATTTGCATACCACCAACTGCACCGTGATTGCTAGTTTTTGTGTTGCTACCAGAACTAGATTCTTGCCCATAAATTGCACCTAAAAACAGTGCTTTTTCAGAAGAAGGATCTATTCCCTCCTTTTGAAGATATTCATTAAAATTTACCATTACATTCCCTCTTATTAATATGCTGTTTAAAGCTCCTACAGAGCTGCTAGAGACACTTTAGATATGAGCCAATACACTTCAATGGATTAGCTCTTAATATCTTACTGTAGACCCTTAGCTTTAAGATGCTCTATATAATCTGCTTTATCTACTTCAGAAACTCCACTAGGTAACTTATCAACTAAACTTTGTATTGTTGGTTTGGATGAAACATTACTTGAGCCAAAAGAATCTAAAACTGTTTTATTTTTAGTAACTGCACGTTGTTCTCTATCTGCAATAGCTTCAAGAGCTTTCTTTAATGCTACTGGATCTTTATTAGCTTGTGCTGCAATTAAACTCTTTGCAATATTCAATTCATCTTTATCTGTTTGTGTACCTTTCTGTTCAGCCTTAATTACTAATTTAGCTTCTTCTATCTTACTATTTAATTCATTTTGAAATGAACCAACTTCAGTAGGATAACCAACAGCAGAAGTAACACTTCCTAAAGCATTAGAAAGTACACCTACTTTTGATAATGCAGGATTATTAAGCAATGCTTGAGTTCTACCTAATGTTGCCTGTGCATTACCTAATTGTTGTTCTATTTCAGCTTTCTTAGTAGTAGATTCTCTTTCTCTTTTGTCTTGTTTCTCTGCTAACATATCTTGTTGATATGGTGTAGGGGTATTTCTATTCTTAGCAGTCATATCTTGTCCTCTCCTAGTAGTTGCATCACTTTGTGCAAACTTAGATTGTTCCCACTCTTGTTTCTTATTTGCTGTTTCTAATTCAGTTTGATACTTTTGAAGTCTAGTAAATAGTTCACTATTCTTATAATCATTAGCTACTTTATCACTAGCACTAATAGCATTATTAGAAGCAAAAGAAGCATTCTTTTTAGCTTCCTCATCAGTAGTAACTTGTGGATACTTAGATACATCTACACCTTGTTCTTGTAATGTAGATAAACCTTTATTGTACTCATCCTTATTAGTAACACTACCCATTACCTGTCCTATGATTCCTAAGTGACTTAAAGACTGATCTATCTTAGCTTTACCTAACTTCAAACCATTAAGCTCTTGTTCTTGTTTCTGTTGTAACAGTGCAGGTATATTAGCTCCTAAACCAGTAGAAGCCATACCTTGAGTTAGTTTATTAGTATCAAGAGTACCATCACTATTTAATGATTCTCCATACAATTTATTAATAGTAGCTTTCTCTCTACCTGTCTGTATAGCATCTAATCTTTTAGTAGTAGTATCATAAGCATTATTAAAAGCATTTTGATTGTCTGCATAGTTATTAACTAAGCTAGTATCTGTTTGTATATTAACTGCCATTAGTATCTCCCACTTCCAAAATTAGGTGTTATGTATGATGATTGTGTTAAAGCATTTAGATTAGATTGTTGAGGTGTAGTACCAGTTGCTAAAGGTTGATTGCTATAATATTTACCAACTACACTACCAACAGTACCAGCTAAACCACTTAAAGCATTAGCATTAGCATTACTTTGTTGTGCTTGTACATTACCTTGACCTGCTTGTACACCCATCTGATTACTAGTATTGTTTTGTCCTGCTTGAGCTAACTGGTTTGTTGCTGTTAAACCTTGACCACTCATATTATACATATTACTAAAGTCAGTTTGTTTAGCATTAGCTTGTCTACCATAAGCATCAGTAAACTTACCATACAATTTATTCTGGTTAGTATTGAATCTGTTGTACTCATTATCAACATTATTAATTAAGTTGCTTCTATCATTACCAAACTGAGTAGCTGCATTATTAGTGTTATTTACTAAATTGCTTCTATCCGTGTTAAACATAGTATTAGCATTATTAGTATTATTAACTAAATTAGACCTATCATTAATAAACTGTCCTTGAGCATTATAAGCTACACCTTGTAAGTTACCTCTATTAGTATTAAACCTATTAACACTATTTTGATACTCTTGGCTTGCTTGTCCTTGGTTAAACTCACTCAGAGCTTTCATAGTAGCACCACTTAAACTACCACCTCTTGCTGCTGCACTAGCTTCTATACCTCTATTACCTTGGTCTAATCTAAATTGATAACCAGGATCTGCTGTATAGTCACTCATAGCAAAGTCTCTAGTTAAAGCATTACTAGCTCTACCTTGACCTGCTAACCAAGCATTCATATCAAAGTTCTCATTAAGAGCTGTAGCACTCTTACCCTGACTTGCAAGATAAGCAGCTTGATTGAAGTTTTCATTCAATGCAGTTGCACTTTTACCTTGACTTGCTAAGTAAGCTGCTTGATCGAAGTTCTTATACATATCAGCTTCAGACAAACCAAACTGTTGTAAATGTTCATTAGTGTTGAAGTTCTTATTCCAGTTTTGATCTGCTTCACTAACTGGTCTACCTGCTGCTGCTTCACTAGCAAAGTAATCTTGAGGAGTCATATTAGTTCTTTGACTAAGCTCCCCTCTACCTTCATTTGTTGGTTCTACAGGTCTACCAGCATTATATTTATCACTCAATGCTTTATCAAAGTAAGCTACAAAACCTTCAGGTGAATTACCAACTGCATTCCTACCATTAGCATCTAACATATTATACCTACTAGCCATATCATTGTATCTGGCTTCTGTGTTATTCCATTCACCTAATGATGCTTGATATTCTTGTTGTGCTTGTGCAAACTGTGCATCAGTCATAGGTCTAGCTAAACCAGTTTGTAATTGCCCTAAAGCATTAGTACCTGAATCTATGTATGGTTGATACAAACCTTGGTCTACCGCATAATTACCTTGGCTTGTTGAACCTTGTTGTTGTAAAGCATTATTTTGTGCCTTAGCACTTTTTGATGATCCATACATCTGAACACCTGTACTTACTACTGCTGCACCTATACCAACTGCTGCTGCTACTCCACTCATATTACTTACCCCTTATGTTTGTATAACTTTATTATTAAAACCTTACTACAGGCTTAAATAACGCCTTAAATTTGATATTATGTTAATACTAAATAATCTTTTAAACCAGTAAGTTATTATTTAATATTTATTCTTATATATTCTTTAGTATTATTTACTTGGTTTTGGTTTTACTTATTAATAGTTGGTTTTAGTTTTAGTTATGTTTGGTTTTGGTTTAGTTTTAGTTGTTGTATTTCACTAAGTACATCAGAGTAATCTACAGTAAGTTCAACACCCTCCATACCTCCACTACACCCATAAATACCATCTAAAGCTATCAAACCAATGCAATCACCAACAACAATCATCTTAGTGTTTGGATTAGGACTATGATTCAAGTATCTACCTAAAGAAGTTCTATTATCACCAATTCTACACATTCCAATAAACTCATTCATCTCTATATTTCCAGTAGAAATAATACCTCTACCTTCAATAGAACTATCACCAACCTTAAACTTATAACTACCATAAGGTAAAGGTACTAAATCATCAACTTCTGAAATACTTCTAACCATAGACTCATCAAAACCATACTCTTGAATAACTTCAAGATAATTATTAGTTACAACTCTATCTATGAATACTGGAGACTTAATCATAAACATAGCTTCAAGTTTATCAATGTCTTGTTCATCTGTACCATAAACATTTAACCATACACAATCTTCAATGATTCTAGCTACCTTTCTACCTTCTTTACCAGTAAACATCATAGGAGCTTCTAGTATAGTTTTATCATCACCATCAATAATTTCTAGTACACCACTAATCATTATATTTAAGTGTGGAGTCTTATGAAAATGTCCTACTATTAAAGAATCTTTAGGCATAAACACTTCTCTAACATAAACACCATTACTAAATGTATGTGTCACTGGACAGTAACTTTGATCCATATCTAACATAACATCTTCTAAATGTGCTACCTTTAAACATTGTAATTCATTCATTATGCTACTACTCCAGTTGCTAATACCCATACACTAGGCTTAACAGACTTAAGCCATATTGGTTTACCTAGTGTAGTATCAAAGTAACTCATACCAATGTATAAATTTTCAGTAGGTCTATTAGCAGTTAAACCAGAAAGATTAACAGTATTTACTAAAGTATCAAGAATAGAAAAGTATCTAATCCAAGCTTCACTAAAAGTATTATCCAATAAAGGTATATTATTATTCATTATGTTATATAACCTCCAATTAGTACACGGGGAACAGCATCCATCATTTTAATCTTAAAAGTAAAACTCCTTCCTGAACCAAGTCTACTCCATCTAGGTGTAGATAGATACTCTCCTAACTTACCCATTGGTTTATATTGTTCACTACTCCAAGTATTACCATTATCCCTACTAACCTGTAAACTAATTTGAGGATTATAAGTAGAAGTATTATTGTTATTAGCTATACCTACACCATTCTGTATCTCTAACTGTAAAGAGTTAATAGTACCCATATTACCAGCAAAAGATAAATGCTTAGAAATAACTTCACAAACAATTGGTTTACCATTCTCATAAGAACTATCTTCAGATACTTTAAAAAGAATACCTGAGTTACAACTAGAAATATAAACATTACCTAACCAACTAATACTCATCTCTCCAATATGTCTTGATAGTTCTGGACTAACTAAGTAAGTCCAAACATTAGAAGTAGCATCATAACAAAGAGTAACACCTTCACTAGGAAAACTTAACTGATAGAAAGCATGACCTTCATGTAAGTAACTTAACGCAGTAGCATCACTTGTAATAGTTAAGTTATTAATAATAGACTCTATAGCTGTATTACTAATTCTAGTAGGAATATATCCACTTAATCTAACTACTTGTAACTCTCCCATTCTATTCTTTGCAAGATAAGCTAAAGAGTTATCAAACTTAACAATAGACCATCTAGCACCTAAACCCCATTCACTAGATACACCTAAAGAAGTATAAGGAAATAAAACTGAACCAGTATTATTCCAGAACTCAGTAGATGAGTCACCAAACATAATAGCTTGTCCTCGGTCTACCATACAACAAACTAAGTCATCAGGATTAGACTCAGCACTAGCAAAGTCTAAAGCATCCCATACAGTACCATCATACAACTTTGATGTGTAGAACTGCATAGAATTAGGTTTAACAGCAATAAAGTAACCATCATTAAACTGACTCGTATTACCACCTACATAATCACTATCAGTTATTAAACTTAAAGTATTAGTAGCAATAGTATAAATATATCCTGATATACCAGTAGCTATTAATACTTGTAATCCATTAGAAGATAACTCTACTCTGTTATCACTTGTATCTATAGTACCTACAGTAGAATAAGATTTATCTGGATTTACTTTAATAAAGTTACTTCTATGAACCAAGTATAATATATCTTTAACTACAACCATTCCTCTTATCTTAGGACTACCAAAGTCTATAAAGGTATCTAAACCAGGCATAGAAAATAATACATTACCTTTCTCTTCTGTTGTCTCTAAATACATATTAGTAATCTTAGTAGCACTAATAGATTTACTTTTAGAATATGGACTTAAACCAAATATATCGAATTTCTGACTCATGTTATATTACTCACTATATTAAATGAAGTTCTAGTTCCTATAGGAAGTATATTCTGAAGAGGTTTGCATTTAACATTTGCTCTTAATAATATCTTTAAACTTCTATCAGCAATCATAGTAATGTCTTGTCTAATAGGAGTACCAAAGGTAATAGATAATAATACTGCTAAGTTAAATCTTATTGCTTGAATATATGCAGGAGGAACTACTAAGTCACTTGTTAATGTTAAACCATAAGCCAATGTAATATTAACTCCTAAGTTAATCATACCATTACTAGGTTGTGGATAAACTAATAATTCACTATTGGGTTGTGTTAAATTGTAAGTAGCATATTGAGGAATACCTGTTAATGTTCTATTACTTATACTCATGAACTCAGAGTAAGTAAGCATAGTTACAGGATAAACATCAGTACCTAGAGTGTAAGTAATATAATCTACAGAATAAGGAACATCTCCTGTTACTGAATAAGAACTTGATCCATCACAAGTAATAGGTAATTGTTGATTAGCAAAAGTATATAAACCTCCTACTTCCCATAGATTTAACATATCAGTAAGTGTTTGTAATGAGTCTTGAATAGTTTCACTTGAAGGAGTAATGCCTTCACCAGTAACTCCTGAGTCTTTTAATGATAATGCGATAATCTGTATTGCAGTTGTAGCCATGTTTATTCTCCTAGTGACTTATACCTCTAATACCAAAGGTATTAGATATTAGGTTTGTAAAGTTATCGTTTAATGTCACATAGATACTATCACCTACTAACATAGTTAATGGTACACCATAATCATCAATAATATCTAATGGAATAACTAATGTTTGTGTACTACCAGTAAATGTAGATAGATTAGTATTGGCAACATGGGTAAACCATTCATAATTATATTTTATTGGATTATTGAATACTAAAGGAATTGGATTAGAATTTAAAGGTTTAAACCAAAGAGATATACCATTAACTAAACCATTCGCAATACCTCCATAATCTAAAGCATTAAAAGTAGCATTATCCGTTATGGTAAATAATAATGAATGAAGGGTATAAGGAACATCAACTACAGTATATCCGAAGTTAGTGGGTACTATGTAGTTACCTATTAAGTTATAAACACCTAAACCATCAAATGATTCTGTTAGAAACTTTCTTAAAGGAGTTCCTAAACATGGTTCACTAGATTTAATCCATCTAACAGAATTCCACTCATACTCCGAACAAGAATCTACCTCATGAAATATCTGTCCTACTTGTAATGAGCTAGGTGTAATAGAGATCCTTTCACCCTTTAATCCATAAATCTTATTAGCATTATTCTTCATTTTTATAACTCCAAATAGAAGTAGAATACACCTTCATTAAGCCACCTACAAGCTCTTCTAAGCCATGATAATTAATTAGTAATAGATACATACTAAAAAGGAGCTTATTCAGCTCCTTAATAGTTATTTAGTAACCTTTAACATTTACCTTTCATTGGTTTCTTCTTAACAGGAACTACAATAACAACTTTCTTAGCTGGTACTTTAACTTTTGGTTTAGACTTCATCTTTACTAACTCCTCTTTTTTGTTTAACTACTCTTGTGTTATTTTCTTTACAAGGACTATTCATCCATTCTTTAGAATACTCTTTTTCTTCTTCTTCAGAATATACAATAACAGACTCAGAATCTTTATATAACCATGTTGGATATTTCATTCATATACTTCCTTTTTAATTAGAGATAAACCAAGTAAGCATTACACTTACTTGGCTTAGTTTAGTTACTAACTCGTAACTCTACAAGCGAACTCAGGACGAATCAAGGCATATCCAGCTAACATATCAAAACGACAGATACGTCTGTTATTAACAATGTCGTAACCACGAACAAAACGTAAGCTAACATCATCAACTGTTTCTTGTGAGAACATATCCATGCCATTGATAGTTTCCATATCAACAGAAACCAATGTGAAAGCATCTTTATGAAACAAGATGTTTTGTGGACTAGATACACCAGCACCACCAGTCAATACTGTAACAGCAGCACCGTCAGCAGGTAGTGCAGTTACGTTCTGATAAGCACCACCAGCAATGATTGCAGGAGACAATACTAAAGTACCAGCACCACCAGCAGTAGAACTAACATCAGCAGTTACAGCAAATGTTTTCAATACACCAGTGTTTTGTTTTGTTTCTGGATTAACTGCATAAACACCAGCAAGTGTAATAACGTCACCAGCTTTCAATCTGTTAGCAACAGCAGCAGTCCAACCTTTAGTTAGCAAGCTAGTAGTAGCAGCATAAGGGTTATCAGTTGTACCTACGTTAATAGTACCTTGGTTAGCACCATCTACTAAAGGAGTACCACCTAAACCACCAACAGTATGAGTAGGTAAGTTTTGAGACATTTGGAAATCCATACCTAAAGAAGTAGCCATTAAGCCTTCTTTGTATTGTTTACCTAATGTTTTTTGATCATTCATTAAACCAGCTAAACCACCAACTAATGAAGCATTAGCTAAAGGATTCAAAGCAAAGGTTCTTAAACCATCTCTAGGCGCACCATTGTTATCTAAGATAGCAGCAGCTTGTAATGCACTAGCAGCAGTAGCTGGAGAAGTACCAACAGTACCACTAAAGTTAGCTACACTTTTGTACAAAGCAGCAATCTTCATATCCAATGCAGAAGCTAATCGTTTACCAGCAGGAGTTAAATAGCGTTCTGAGAACTTATCAATACCTAAGGTTAAATCACTGTCAGAGAATGCCCAGTCAATACCAGTTTCAGGTTGAATAGTAATTGGAACAGTAGTTTCATTCACATCCTGGATGTTAGCAGTTGCACCTTCACGAACAGTAAACTGAACAGGTACACGAGCATTAACTGTTTGACCTACTTTACCACCAGTCTTAGCGAAAGAACCATCAAACTGGGTATTAATGTTACCTAAGAATGCAGAGTTATTATGGATTACTCGCAGAGTTTCTGCTGTAATCATTGAACTTGATACGATGTTATTAGACATATTGTTTCCTTATATTAAAAATTAAATTAAAGTTATTTTGTTTGTAAAGCATAATCATTATTTTTAAGAAAATAAAGAAACTGTATTAATAAGCATGACTCGAAGTCAAGTATTTAAACTTTTGTCTCTGGTTTGCATTCTTTAATGAAGAAACCAAGAAAACCTAATAGAGTAGTAGCTAAAGCAGTAACTACTCCAAAATCTATTTGATATTTATCTGTTAAGTAAGCAATTGCAATAAGACTTGAAGGTTCTTTAAGTCTTTGAACCAAGTAAACCATAGAAGAATATATTTTATTTACCATAAATACCTCTGTGTTATTTTCGTTTACTAGCCAACTCTCTATTCCTTTGTGCGATCCATGCAGAAGGATTAGTCTCAGCAGATACTTTAACTGGTGCAGTTTTACCTGATACAGGTTTAATAGGAGCTGGTACTTTACTTACTGGTTTAACCTTAGCAGTAGATCCAGCTAAACTAATATCAAGTTTAGTTAATTCTCTAATCATCTTAGCAGGAGAGTAATCCATAAACATCTCTGCTTCATCTAAGTTATTAGCTAAGTATTCAATAATATCACTAGCATTATCAGTATCTACAATAGACTTAAACAGTTCTGGATTACTTTGTAAACCAATACTATTAAGTGTAGTTACTGAGTTATTAAACTCTGGATACTTAGCACTACCGTCTTCAAAGATAGAATTACATCTATTATTAAATGTATTCTGTTCTGCAATAACAGCAGCTTGTTCTCTAACTAAAGATTCAATAACTTCAGGAGAGTAATTAGTATTAGTAGGTTGTCCTTCTAATCTTTTTTGTAATTCTTCATTAGCTCTCTGTAACTCATGTTTCGCCTTTGTTAAAGTGTTTATTCTTTTTTGTATAGCAGACTTTTCTTCTTCAGTAGTGGGTTTAACAATAACTTCTTCTTCCCCTTCTTCTACTTCTTCCTCTGCAACATCAATTACATCTTCTACAACTAAATCATTAAGTTCTTCACTCATTATCTTATCTCTCTATTTGCAGTATTCAAAGTGGAATACAGAACACATTTATTTATTTACTTCTTTTTCTTTTTTACCAAATATTCTTTCCCAATTATCAGCATAAGCATCTTTAACTAACTCATCACGTTGTATCGAACCTTTACCTCCATCCCATTGAGAAGAAGATGTATTATAGTTATCTCTTCCTTTACTATCTTTACCTGTTCTTTGTTTTGGTATTGCCATTTATATTACTTCCTAAAAAATTAAATTGAATACTAATATAGAAAATTAATATTGTAAAGGTTTTATTTTATAAATTAAATTACTATTATCTAAAAGCAAACCAAGATCTCATATTATTTATATTCTATAAGTCTAACTGAAAATGAACACCATCTACTAAAGTCTTCCAGCTTCCTCCCCATACATAAGGAATACTTAATTCTTTAGAAGCTAATCCAAATGCTTTATTAATTGTAGCATAATGTTTAATATCCCAACTAACTTTACCATCTACATAAGCAACCAAGTCTATTGCTAATCCATCTATATGCTTAGACTTCATAGTCTGTGATTTACCAGCATTGAATAACATTCTCTGTCTTTCAACTGTTCTTAAACCTTCTGTTACTCCAAAGTCTATTGAAGATAATTGAATAGCTCTTTTTACTAAAGCTACTAACTTAGGATTAACTCCTATCATTTTATTTAATGATCTTTCACTTAATATATTCATTTACTTCCCATCCCTTTTTCAGATTGAACCATGTCTATTAATAGTTGTAATGACTCTCTAAACAGTTCTGTATTAAGTTTATTATAAGGAACATATACACCAGTCTTACTCCACTGTAAGTAATTGTTAATGACTTCTATAGCTTTATCTACTTCCATTGTATTCCTGCCACACTTTAACCGATATTATAGTACCATCTTCTGCTTCATTATAACTCTCACCACTATCTTTATTCATTGCTTCTTTAATAGTAGGAACTAGAACCAAGGAAATATATTCACTTGTAATGTCTACTCCTTCTGGAATAACTGTTTGACAATTAATAATCATTTACTTCTCCTCAAAAATTAAATATTAACACACTTTAAACTTAATAGTAACTAATGTGCTTCGCACTTGCAAAAGGGGATTTCATCCCCTTTCACGAGCCTTTCCTATAGTATAGTGTTAGTACCATCACTTGTGTTAAGTATTAGTAGTAGTCTATTACTATTTATTTACTATTCAAAATGTACTTCTGCTTTCTCTATTAAGTCCATAGCTAAACCAAGATGTACTATATCAAACCATTCCTTCTTAAAAGTAGTAGGACTAGTCTTACTATATAGATGTTCAAGTATCTTGGTTTCAACTAAAACACAATCTTTAAATTCTTTTGAGATATGAGTTAGATTAGTTGTTGGATAAGGTTTATCTGAATTGTAAGCCAATAACCTTTTATACATATCACAAGTTCTTCCTATCTTAAAATGATTTGGGAATACACTATCCTGAACTATATAAATAAATCCTCTTGTATCTACTACCTTAGGTAGATCTTCTACAACAAAATCCTTTATTGAATTTGAGGTGAACACCTCTTGTTGAATTGTTATCATTGTTAATCCTAAAAAGAAAAAGTATAACACACCTTATAGGTTTGGCTCACAGAACGGGACGAAGTCACGTTATGTCATTTTGGTAGCATACAAACAAAATCCCTTTTAAGAAGGAATAAAGTGTAACTTTTTTTTACTAACGAAAAGTGTAATATAGGCTATTTTAATAAAAAAAGGTTGACGTATAGAATAACCTATGTATATTTAATGTTAAGCACAATTTTTGTCGTCTCTTTCTTTAAGATACTGTACGACAAAAATAATGCTTGACTTATACTTTGATTCATGGGAGAAAGATGTAAACTTTTTTGGTACTGAAACCTAGATATGTAGTACGAAAAAAGTTGACAAGATTATTATTTTGTGGGAGAATAGAACCATCAGAAAAGGTTCTGATAAATGAAAGGGTAGTAACCAGCTACCCTAACTAAAACCAACACTACGAGATAATATTACTATGAAAGTTTCATTAATGCAATACCCTTCACAACAAAAAACTGATGCTCTTTATGATTCATTGGTTTCTGCTCCTTTAGGATTAACAAACTTATTCTCTGCTGCTGGTAGTGGTAAGACTCATGCTATCAAAAAACTAATCCATGCAAACTTAACACCAATACTTGTTATCTCTCCTTACAGAGTAGCTAGAGATGATTATGCTTCTGCTGGTGCAGGATACAAAAGAACATTATCCTTAGTTCAAAGTGTAGAGAAATCCTTTATTTATACTGAACAACTACTAACCTTTATCACTAACTATGCAGATAACAATAATTTAGATGTTACTTGTCCTACTACAGCTAAGTTAGCTGCTACAGAATTCTTCATTGCTAATAAAAATTTAAAAGTAGTATTTGATGAATACGATTCATGTTTGGTTCAAGCAAGAATGCACACATACAAATATAAACTTAATGAACAACTGCATTCAATATCTGACTTCTCAAACATTCTAATAGCTTTTAACTTTTACTTATCAAAATTACTTTCTGTTATTACTGTTAGTGCTACTAAAGATTCAAGAACAACTAACCCAGTTATTGTTCCATTAGGTACTACAGTAAGAATGCCTGTAATTAATAATTACTTAATGCCTAATGCTCCACATAGTCAAGTAATAGATCATATAGATTCTATAATCAGTAATGCAGTAGAGTTAGGTAGACCAGTATTAGTTTACTCTTCTACTTACTCAGATGAATATTATGGTTTAATGAATAAGTTAGCAGAATATGGTTTAAATGTTTTACTACTAACTAGAAATGAAAGATTAAATAAGATTACTGATGCTATAACTAAAGTTATGCAATACTCTCATGAGAAATATAACTTTATTAAGTTTGATAATAAAAACTTAACAAACTTAACTTTAGTAAAGAAAGCTAATGTAATGGTAGTAGAGAATGCAGAAGAAGAACTTAATAACTTATCAACTCTACATAATCAATTCCAAGTTATATTTATTACTCAATCACATTCAAGAGTAGTTAGTATTCATAGAGATAATTTAGATAATTATAAAGACGTAGACTTTGCTGAAGTTATAACAATATCTTCTGATAATAATACTTCTGCAAGATTATCTAATTCACAACTACAAGCTCCACCAAGATTTAGAGATATTCCAGTTATAGTACACAACTTTATTAAAGGTAATTACTTAATAGAGTCTGTTAATAATATGGAAGGTGATAATGGTTATAAATATATTGCAGAAACTTTAGTGAACATTCAAGAGTATGGTATTGAAGAAATAAACTGTTTTTGGAATCCAAAGAAAAGACCATCTACTAAAGGTAAAGCAATATCACCTTTAACAATTCAAAAGAATACTATCTTTACTGAGTTCTTAGATACTAATCCAACTGGTAATGATAACCAGAAGTATAAACTATACTTATCTTTCATGGTTCAATATCCAGATGTTAAAGCATTATCAAGACAAGGTTTTATTAACAAACTAAATAAATAACAACTAACCCAATAGACAAGGATGTCTTTA